GGGGATCCGGCTACAACAACATGGCTACTTCGTTAAAGTACCATGTTGAGGTGCACTGCGCTGTCCCAGCTCAGTGCGTTTATCCCGCTACTCTGTTTAATAGCGGGCCCATCCGGTGAATCCCATGAGGGAGCCACCAACGGCTTGAGCGCATAGGTACAGCCGTGTAATTGCCTCACGGCGAACTTAGCGCTACCACCTGAAGGAGAATCACCCAAACCGTCATACATCAACGGCCCGGAAGAACTACCCTCAAGCATGCCCCCTAGTGCACAGTGCAGTAAACCGAAAGGATTGTAGCTCGGTAAGCCGAAGACTTTCATCTTCTTAACTAACCGAATCACCTCCTGACGATCTGTGCTCCTGTGGGTTCCACCCAACACCAAAGTCACCTTCCCATCGTTCGCCAGTTTAACCTGGTTTATCACAGGACGCCAGCCATAGTACAAGAAGCTACCATGGTATTGACGGCTGCGTTTTGGACTAATTACGAACGAGAGGGGTAGATGTAACCCGGCATCATCGCTTTCCCAACGTGGTACCGCATGACGCGGCACGCTGTCGAGTAGGCAATGTACTGTTCTACTTAACGGTATTCCCGTCTTAGCAGTCCAGCGGTTGAGTGCGTTGACGAGGGCGTAACGGTCCTGTAGTGTGGCCAGCGATTTTGTGTACACTGGACGCACTTCCTTGCCGAGATACCAATCGGCACCACAGGACTCGCGAAACGGTCCTTCAACAAAGGACTTGGAGCTGTTAACCTTAAAACCCAGGAGGTCCAAAAGACGTAAAACACCACGTACAACCTTTCGGCTGCAAATGATATCGTCTCCGAACACACCAAAGTCGCAGGCGGCGGGGCACACGGAAGAGCTGTGAGCACCGTCCCACGTCACAGGGGAAGCCCCTGAATAGACATGGTAAGCAGCGACAACGATACCCGCAAAGATTGCTGTTTCCAAGGGGAAAGTAAAGCCATTCCCCATGGTTGACAGCATACTGAGCGGTTCCCACACGTCCGGACCTTTTGGATCCGTTCTCGGTAACAAGATCTGTTCGCATCGAAGCTGTTCCAGGTAGTATGTAAAAGACCTGGGCAGATACGCGCGACACATTTCGAGTGAAACCGAGTTGGAAGCCTCCGATAGGTCGAGCGTAACAAGCCCGTCCGTAAGAGACCCCAAACGTGCAAGCTCCCGGTTCTTGAGTTGCTGGTCCTTCAGGTTGATCCCGAAGAACTGTTTCAGCCTGTTCTCAAGAATGGCGCCGAGTCCTTGTTGTAAGTACATATTAAGGCTCGGCTGTATTTCTGTCGTACGGGAGATATCGCGTTTCTTAGGGACAAAGCCTAGACGGCCACCTTTCACTACCTGAGCAGTACCGTGATTGTCGGCCCGGAGTAGCTCCGCAGCGTTCAACGTGGGGTCGCTCGCAAGGCAGCGCCTGTAAGTATCGTACAGGAAGCTTGATGTTGTCGTCATGGGGCCGGCCGAGAGTTTTGCGTAAGCGGACTCCCAGCCTATCCCGACAGCGGCACCAGGCCCGTGCTTGGAGGAACAAAAAATCTGCTCCCAACCTAACACGAGAGGTGATTCACCATCGGTATACCAGAAGCGATGCATGACACTCTTAAAGGTGCCTAGCAAGACTTCGTCCATATACGACGTCGGCAGGTCCTTCCACACACCACAGCCTCGGTTACTTTCGAGGAACTTCTGTAGTGCCCGCTCGTCAGCTTGGGGCTCAACCTCATCAATGTTCTTTTTGAGGAACCCGTCAGCAAGGCGATGTGCGGCTACTTCTTTGTAGGTGGCGCCTACCGGCCACATGGGTAACAGTACCTCATCCTGAGGCAACCATGGGGCCAGATCAGCTCTAAGGTATGAGTAAAGAGCACCGGAGTTTAGGTTCACGGTCTTCTACCTCACGTAGTTGTTAACGCGTAGAGTTCGGGTTATCGTCCAATAGGTCTGTTGAGCCGACGATCCGGAGAACCGGACGGCATCAGCCTCAAGGAGTTGAGCGAAACACGCCTCATTCCATGAGAGACGCTAAGGGCGAAAGAGAGAACCCGATAGAGCAGGAAACGCATGCGTAACTGGTACATTACATCGTCCCAGAGACGCACATGTCTCCAAGGCCTGCGCTTTGCGCCCAGGCAGCTCCAAATGCAAGACTCAACGCGGCGCGAACATTCACAGCGTCATAAGTCTCCGCACCAGCTGGACAGTCCATGAGAATCTTGACTGTACAGATGCGCGGATTCTGACCAGACGCGGGAACGACCCCCCGCCGTACAACTACGGCGTGGTTGTTGTTCGCGACATTCGCCACAACGCCAGTGACAGGATTCGGCGTTCCCAGCAGCTTGTACTGCGTAGGCTGGTAGCACGTCATGTCAAAGGGCTTACTGATCTCGTGCACACCAACACCAGTCTGGGTTCCACCCAGAGCAGTGACGGTGTAACGCTTCGCGTTTGGCACGGGTGCAGTCGCTGCGGCGATCGTGTAGGTAGGAGAGGTAAGTCCCGTCTGGGGACCACCTGTAACGGGCGTAGAAGGAGCAAATGCCATTTCGGCTCTCCGTAAACTGCGTATCGATTGTGGATTAGGAGGTACTAAACTCGAGAAGCTTAAGCACTTAAAGGGCTGGTGAGACCCTAACAACTCACAACCTTGCGGCCGTGCGTCGTGTACTCGCGCTTCCAGCAAACAGTGCGGCTACATTTAGCCACTTCAGGCTATCCAAGCCTGGAATCCTCCACTCAAAGTCGGGTATAACCCAACCCAAGTATTGGGCACGGTAAACTGATTTTCGAGTCCAGCGGTAAGTGGCGGGCACTGCGCCTGGAAGTATCTCGTCAGTGAGGGGGTAGGCCGGGAAGAACTGAGCACTTTTAACCGTGTTCTCGTACTCCCTGACTTCAGTCCTCTGCAGCCACTTGATGTTGAAATGGCGCAACGAGACGGCACGGATCAAATCACCAACGTTGGCGAAGTAATCCACCAGGAACGAATACGGGATCAGCTCCCACAAGGATGGGACAAACCGATCCAGCGTCAGACCTAAAGTCCTTGGATCAAAACCGTACTCACGTACAGCCTCACCTTGGAGGTCCAACATCGCATTCTGCCATAGCCCACTGTAGATCACCTTACACCGTTTGAATTGTAGTTCGTCGTATCGGACGCGACAATGGCCGTTTCTAGACCATATACCGTCCATCGGTGTGATAGTGACCTCTTCAGCTTTACCAAACCCCTTGATCCGCGAGGATCTAGGACTCCCAAAACTCTGAACGGCCGCGGTGGCCGTCTCGATGTCTTGAATGGTAGGTTTGGCGCCGAAGGAGAACATGAGCCAGGCGTCGGACAATCCGGACGCAACGCGTCGCGCCTTCGTTGACTTACGTGTACGTTTCGTTACGTACGCAGCGTAGTCTTCGACGTGCTTCGCGAGGTCCCGGACGCCATTCCTGAGCATGCCAATTGTCTCCCGGAGTTCTCCGATAGGGACTAGGGTCTCGATGAGAGACTCCGTCCTTTCTACGGATCCGATGAGATCAACCAGTGCCTTGTTGTCGGCTACTTTTGTCAGTGTAGCCCACTGGGCTGGAATCCTCGGATCGGGGGGGCGGGTAAACCCTGAGAGGTTATTTCCCACATGCTCGAAACGCCAATAGGTATCTGCCGTAGCAGTTGAACACAAGGTCGGCTTGCGCCGAACCTCATGCGACCCAGTGGTGTACGAGAGCCACTCTCGATAAGCGTTCAGGGTTGTTGTAGCACAGACACCCTGTTCAACTTTGTCCTTCCAGCTTGGGTCTTTAAACCCATTAAGGACGGACGCATCGATAGTGTACGTGTCAGTCCACTTCTCCTGCGTAGTGTTGGCGATAAGGCATTTAGAGCCTCTCGTCGACCACAACAGGGTCTGCGGACGAAACACGAGTGGTATCCCGCTCTTCGTATAAGGAATCAAGTCCATTGGGAGTAGCTCTTAGTTAGGGCCCTTTAGGGGCCAGAAAGGGGTTGACTGCACCTTTGACATCATGTCTTAGGTGCCGCGGATCCGTCCGCGCCATGCTGAAATCTTGGACATTAATCCTTGAAATCAGC